GGCGGATAAGTGCAAAACAAATGGGTTTACATTCAACTATATATACGACACCGCTATGCGATTATGGGATGCGTTAAAGTATCCAGAGGCAGTAGGTCGAGGGAAAGTAATTCCTGTAGGAACCAGGTTCACATGTGTTAGTGATTATCAATCTACACCGGTACAGTTGTTTACTGTAGCCAATATAAAGCACGGTAGCTTTACTGAAGAGTTTCAAGGTGTGGAGGCTAGGGCTAACTCTGTTGAAATATCGTTCCTTAACAAGGATAAGGATTATGAGCGAGACGTCATTCCAGTATATGGGGATACTTACGACGAGTCGGATACGCTAACAAATCCGGCACAAGTTGAACTCATGGGGTGTACTAGCCTTGAGCAGGCATATAAACACGGTAAGCATTTCCTGCGATGTAATAAATATGAAATACGTACTGTAACAATAGAGGCGTTTACGGATGCCATAGCGTGTACGGTAGGAGATATCATTCTAATTCAGCACGACATACCTGAATGGGGCGAGGGCGGTCGTGTGGTTGCCGTAAGTGGCCAGACGATTACACTCGATAAGGAAGTGTCGGTACAACCAGGGAAGAATTATCAGTTGCTAATTCGTAGCAATTCTACGGATATCGTCTCTACGTTTAATGTAGTAAATGTATCGGGTCTCAATGTGATCGTTAAAGAGGCTATACCGGTGCAGCCTGATGCGGTATATGCATTTGGAGATGTTTCTAAATCGGCTAAGCCATTTCGTGTATTAGCCATTACGAAAACATTATCGGAAATGACTCGTAAGATCCAATGCATGGAATACTATCCAGAACTCTATGTATCAGATGATGGCACGGTGCCAAATATTGATTATACGAATCACGGTGCATCTGATATTCAATCAGTAGGGTTAGTGAGCGATGTCTATGGTGCTAATGGCATCATGTATTCACGCATAGGTGTAACGTGGCAGTTACCTCGCGATGGAAAAGTTTCAAACGTAGTCGTGAATTACCGAAATGTAAAAAGCGATACGTGGACATATATTGGAAATTATCCAGCATCCACAAATACTACCACAATATCCGACGTGCTGCTAGGCGCGAACTATGAAGTACGCGTGCAGGCAATTAATGAGTTAGGCCAGCTGACTCCTGGCGTGACAAAATCCATAGCTATACCTAAAATGCAAGCACCGGAGGATGTGCAAAATTTGCACGTACTCAGTCGATACAATCAGACTGCAGATAAGAGCGTTTACTACGATTTACAAGTGCTATTTGACCCGCCTAGTAATCCTGCCAACTTCGATGTGGCGGAGGTTTGGTATCTCTTAAAGTCGAAGAGCGGAAAGCCTGTACCGGGGCAAGAATGGCAGTATGCAGGCAGTAGTAATAGTCAGGTTATTATCAAATCGCTAGGTCCGGGTGAGGAGTATAGAATCAAAGCGATTTCGGTTGACCGATTTGGTAACCGGGCAGAAACAGCTCAAATGGTTGATGTGATAGTCAAACCGATGGATGCGATACCCGATATGCCTAGCAACTTCGGTATTACTTTCGGTAGAAATGCCACCGCATCATGGGATGAGGTGCTGAATGCTGACGTCGACTATTACGAATTACGTACTGATAATAATCCTGGTAAAGATACGAATGCTTTATTGGCAAGAGTTAAAGGTACCTCTGCTGTACTTACTTTAACTAAACGAGCAGATACTGTTTATCTTTATGCTCGCAGTACGTTGGGCAAATACTCGACTGCAGCAACATACGAGTATAACGTTCCGCAGTTGGCCGCGCCTGAGCTTGTAGTAAAAAGCCAGTTAGGGGGATTCAATCTTTACTTCTCAACTAAGCCCGCACAAGCATATGCAATCAGATGCCACGTGATCGGAGATGAACGCACCGATGATTTTGAAACTACTAGCACCATGCTGACATATTCGAACTCTGCCGGAATATACCGGATACGTTGCTCGTTTGTTGATGTGTTCGGAGATGGATTCGTTAACGAGAAGCAAGTCGTGATTAAGACACAAATTGATGCGAGCTTGCTAGACCTTGAGTCTCTCGGGTTGAATAAAGTTGATGAACGAATTAAGGAACTTGATAAGAAATTCAATACGAATTCTGAAGAGACCACTAGAAGAATTACGAATTTGGCGTCACATACGGAATCTCGCATTACTGAGTTAGCTGGTAGCATCGATTTACAAGTTAAAAAAAGTATTGGCGAGATTGATGGTGGTGAGTTGGTGTCTCGCATTAACCTCAGTCAGTCCGGTGTATACATTGCGGGGAAATTGATTCACATCACTGGAGCGACTAAGTTCGATGATAATGTCATTGTTAATAAGATGATTCAGGCCAACGCAGTCACTGCCGATAAATTACATGTTGAAAATTTAGCGGCGGTGTCCAGTACAATTGGGTTACTTCGTTCGAGAGAGACCGGTGCTCGTGTTGAGATTCAAGATAATCTTATTACAGGTTTTGATGATGATAATAACCCTCGGATTAAGCTTGGGTGCTGGTAGGAGGTATTATGGAACCGCATATACTAGCTTATGATGTTAACGGCAATATCATACTAAATCTCAAGGAAAGACTCACGCGTATCGAGGGGCGGATGTATGTATCTGACATCCCAAATCGACGCCAACAAATTACTGTGAATGGATTGCAACCTGGGCAGCATGTCTGGGCTGCAGCCATGGGGCAGTACTTAGTGGCAGAGGTTAGGGACAATGTCATAACATATTATTTTGCAGTGTCCCAGGATGAATATAATATCAATCGTCAATTTAAGGATCTTACGTATGAAGGGTGGCTGGCGTATGGAATTTATTAACATCCAGAATAAAGAAGGTGTCACGATTATAAACAATACCTATGACAATCTAGTATATCTTAGTTTCCCTAAACAAAAAGAGACAGTTCTCTACACCGGGGCAATGAGGGGGATAACGCCAACAGTTCAAATTCCACTCAAGCCCGCAGCTTACACTCCTATGTTGGTGCCTACAAGTAAATTCCAATACGGATATATTGCAGGGGAGGCTAACGTAATCCAGGTCTTTTATGTCACTAATTACGCATATCATGGTGACGCGCCTCTTATAGCAGTATCAGTTCCACAAGGATATGAATTTGCAGCTCAGTGGGTTCACAAACGTCGTGAACGATTAATGGTGCTGGTAGTGGATGTAATTAAGCCAGGCGAAAAGGTAACGCAAGCAATGGTTGATGAAGTGAAAGCTGGTATTAAATTCTATTGCTTTGGATACTTCGAGGACGTTGTGGCTAATGCAGATACACCTCGTATTCGATTTGTTGACAAGGTAGGTAGTAGTAAGCCTAATACGGCATTGCAAGTGCTTGGCCGTCACAAGTATTATAAAGTATCCTGGGCAGCAGATTACAATCTGCAGAATGATGTGATATATGATAGCCGCATCAGGTACCTACGCATAATCGATCACTATGCACATGATTGGTATAACCAGTTATCAAACTACGTTCCAGATACTTTTACAGACATGGCCCGTGATCCAAAGTCATATGGCGTCAAGGTTGCAATTATACCCATGTCGGTAATCGATGCATCCGTTTGGGGGCCAAATATTAATAATGGAGATAAAAAGTCACACACGGGGCGAGTGTGGCAAACGTTCAGATTTCACGACGAGAGTACGGTGTCGCTGAAATCGTATCAGTTCATTGATTGGAATACTGTCACCACGTATCCTGTAGGTTGCTCGGGTAAAACCACATCTCAGTATTTGGTAGTCGATGTGACCGGGTACGATAAACAAGGTACGATTCCATTCAATTAAGGGAGATGATAAGTAATGAATGTAAAAGATATAGACCTCAATATTGGCGAGGATTTCGGGATAGTTTACGCGGTCCAAGATGACAATGTGGATTTGACAGGGTTTAAGTCAGTATTCGCCATACGAAAGCGAGCAAGCGGTCCGGTTGTTATTAAAGTACAAGGGGTAGCATCTGGGAAGATTGCGACATTCAATATTTCTGGAAAGGATACCCTAGGAATTAAGTCCTTTGGTGAGCATGTGTATGATGCTTTTGCATATAAGGAATCGGAACCTAGCCGATATTACAAACTGGGTATGGGGGTAGTCAATATAATTCAGGATGTGGCCATGCATGATTAGAGGAGGAATGTATTATGCAAAACGAAGCGTTACCAGTAAGAATTGAAGGTCCGATTAAAGTAGAGGCGGAAGTAAAAGCAACCATGGTAGGCAATAATGGGAAAAGTGCCTATGAAATCGCTTTAGCACATGGATTCGTAGGAACCGAGGAGGAGTGGTTGGAATCCTTAAAAGCGAAGATGCCTAACTTATCTGGCGTTGTTTCAGCACTTCAAGGTAAGAACATTCTTATTAATAGTAGTACCATTGAAGCGATATTATCTGCTATAGTCCATGCATTGGCGGAGCAACCTTATGCGCCACTTACCTTTAATGAGCCAAGAAAAGGAGATACGGAAATTCGAGTATCTGGACAAGATGGCTTTAAAGTTCGATTGAGTGGCAACGCAGAGGCTGTTGAAATCCAATCCGGAAGTGCCACTATTAGAATTCAGCCTTATGGTGCAGATGATATTTATCTTGAATATCTTAACTTAATCGATCATGTCGTTAATACTGTTAAAATCAAAGGTCTTATTGAATTCAATCCGGAAACGGCCACAGAGATTCTGCCTAAGCAGTTCTATGGCCGTAGTGACTTAGAGGGTGAACTTACATGTCCAAACGTAATCAAAGTAGGTGCGGAAGCTTTTGTAAGTTGCGAGTATAGCATTGTGAAATTACCAAAGGCTACTGATATTGATATTAACGCTTTCAACATATCTGAAATTAAAGTATTGGAAATTCCTTCCTTTTTTTGGAAAGATGACAACTTAAATCTTAGAGATAAATTCTATAATAAGTATGGTTTAAATAAAATTATCGTAGCCGATGAATCCGTACCACCTAGTGATATTGGCATTAATAGGGTAGATTTAGAAATTTATAATCATGACTCTACTAAAAAATGGAACGTTTTCACTAAAATGTGGGAGAAAACGGAGGCCTAAATGGACGAAATTAGATTATTGCTAATGGACTTCGGAATTCCGCCGTATTTCGCGGACATAGGATTCTGGGTGACCCTCTTAGGGGTCATCTGGGCCGCCCTTAGGGGTTCGTTTCGTGCGATGGTGTGGTTCTTGGAGCATACTTCGCTAGTTGCGGTTAAGCAAGAATTAGATGACCATTTGGCTCGACGTATGGATAAGCAGCGTAAGGACTATGACGATAAGTTATCCGATGCTATCAACAGTATCGCTGAATTAACAAAAAGTAATCAGGAAATACTAAAGCAGTTGGTCAAGTTGGAAGAACGAGATGCTGCGAAGTTTCACCGGCTTAATAACCTCGAAACTACGGTTCAAAGTCTGAGTACTGAACTGATGCATATCCAAGTTCTAAACAATATGCCAATAGGAAGAAGTATCACACTTAACACGGACGATATAGGAGGTGACTGATAATGAAATATCAAATCATGAACCGACTGAAATCTGTATATAGTTCTATTCGTGTTGCTAATATCCATCCTACAGGAGTACTAGCGACACGGATTCTAGTACTTGTTATGCTAATTCCTATTTGGCTAGTCATAACAGAGTATGTTATGGCATTTGCTAGAGGTTATGTATCAAGTGAAACTAATAAGCTGATTGATGTTGGGCTCAATATCATTGACCACATATTCATTCCTAGCGTATTGACAGCCGTAGTAGGCTTTCTAGGACTTTGGTTGGATAGAAATAATAATGGCGTCCCTGATAAATTAGAAGGAGGTAGTTGTAATGACGAAAATATTTATAAATCCAGGTCATGATATTGACCTGGACTCTGGAGCAGTAAATCCTAACACAGGACGTCGTGAATGCGACGTTGCTCGTGATGCGGGTAAGTTATTGGCTTACCCGCATCACGAGCAACGTCGCAT